CCATTCTATCTGGGGACACACAGCCGGGAATCGCCACCATGGCGAAGATCTCTACCGCGATAGGTACGACGGTCGATTACCTGATCGGCGCGACGGAGTACGACTCATCCATAGCGTGTGAAGACGAGCAAGACATTGTTAATGATTACCGACGCATGACGAAGACACAGCGCCGGCTCTTCATGGCGGAGCTGGAGAAGATCATGCATCGGTGAAAAGGAGGGAATCATTATGCAAAGAAGAAAAGCACTTATGACACTTGCAGCTATCATGACGGCTGCATCGCTCACGGCCTGCGGGTCCGGAGTCAAGGAAGGCATCAAAGACGGTATGAATGCCGCAACTTCCCAGGCGGAAGAAGTAAAGGATGCCGCAGAGTCCGTACAAGATTCTGTTGTACAAGAGGAATCTGTACAAGAATCTGTTGTACAAGAACCCGATTCAGTTGTGGAAACGGTTGAGGAATCAGTTGAGGAAGAAGTTAAGCAGACAGGTCCGAATGATCTCCCGGATGACAATCCTCTGAAAGGTATCGCGGATCCGGAGGAGATGCGTGTGGTTTACGATGAGATCAATGATCTGATGAACGACATGTATCTGAATAGCGATATGGCAACCGAGACGGACGGCGAGAAAGTCAGGGCAGCCGAAGATGCACTCATCAACCAGGTGGCAGAGGCTCACGGCCTGACATATGATGACGTCAGCAATATCTACACCTATGGCGGTATTGGTTCTCTTTATAACTACGATAAGGATTCTATCAAGATCACTCACGGGGATTTTGTAGAGGCAACCATTAACGGTACAACACTGGTGGTCAAAGCGAAGATCGAGCCGAGTTTCTCGAACAAGGCCACCGTCGACCAGAATTACTACAACGTATGTGATATTATCCGCGACCAGAACGCCGGTGTCTTCCACGAGATACAGTATTGGGCTGTTGCAGATATGACGAGCGGGGAGGAGTCGAAGGTCATCTCTTTCACCGTTCCGAAGGATATGATAGATCTCATAGCCTCGCAGGACTTTGCTGACAATACATTGGGAGATTATGTGGAGGATCTTTGGATTCACCCATCGTTGCAATAAAAATGCCAGAATATAAATATAAGACAAAATCCGGCAAACAGTTGTGGTACTGCAGCTTCTGTTACGTCGATTGGATGGGGGTGCGAAAGCGAAAAGTGAAGCGCGGATTCCTCACAAAGAGGGAAGCGCATGAATACGAGGTAATGTTCAAGGATAGGAGGGCTAAAGACCCCACTATCCTTTTCAGTTCGCTCCTGGTTAATTATTATGAAGATTGTGATACAAGGCTGAAACCAACGACGATGGAGACCAAGAAGGACATCGTTGAATCAAAGATACTCCCTTTCTTCGGGAATACGAGGATCTGTGACATCGATGTCGCTATGGTGCGCCGGTGGCAAAATGAACTTATAAATTACCGGAGTAAAGGCGGGAAGCCGTACTCCCAGACCTATCTGAAGACAATCAATAACCAGCTGTCGGCGATCATGAACTATGCCTGCAGGTTCTACGGTCTTCCGCAGAATCCTATCCACATTACGGGCAGCATCGGAAAAAGCCATGCGGATGAGAAGCCGTTCTGGACGCATGACGAATACCGGCACTTCCGAATGTTCGAGAAGAAGCCGTCATACCTGCTCGCCTTCGACATCCTTTTTTACGGAGGTATCCGGGAAGGGGAACTCCTGGCCATCGTGCCGGAAGACTTCGACAGGAAGAACATGACGCTGCGCATCGATGAGAACTTTGCTGTGGTCAAGGATACGGAATACATTCTCACTCCGAAGACATCCAAGAGCATGAGGACAATCACGCTTCCGAAGTCCGTGTTTGACGCTGCGATTTCCTACATCGACAAGCTGCAGATCCGGGACGGTGAGAGAATCTTCTACTTTAAGAAGTCCGGCCTCATAACGGAGTTCCACAGGTGCTCCGATCGGGCAGGGCTGCCGCGCATCAGGATCCACGACCTGCGCGGTTCCCATGCTTCTCTCCTCAGCGAGCTCGGCACTCCTGTTAAGTCAGTCAGTGACCGCCTTGGCCATGAATCCACATCGACAACCATGCGGACATATACACATCAATACCCGCAGAGAGAGAAGGAATTGGCTGACAGACTGGACGGAATAATAGCAGATGCCGACGCAAAAAAAGAAGCCCCCGAAGGGGCTGACGATACCGATATTTGAGTTTTGTGTATCACGCGTGTATCACGGACAAAAAAAGAATCCCGGAAACCCGCATAAAATCAGGGTTTTCCGGGATTTGCGCACTATTCCAGCTCTACAGTTGGTAGATGCTTTTTCGTTACAACATGTGTTTTTTAATCCGTTTTCATGTGCGTTTTTCCGTTTTCGCATGCTCTGAAATCTTGGCTTGCCGACCTTTTGTGTATCACAAGTGTATCACTGAGATATTTGCAGAAATTGTAGAAAAATGTATCACGGGGCATCCGGGACGTATTCCAGAATGTCCGAAGGCTGGCATCCGAGAGCGGAGCACAGCTTGTCGAGAGTTTTGAAATCGATCCTGCCGGCCTTCTCATTATAGAGCATGGAGATCGTACTCCTGCTCAGCCCTGTCCTCTCAGACAGCTCCTGTATTCTTATCCTCTGTTCCCCCATCACTCGGGAAAGTGTTACCCTAATCATTCCATATCTCCTTTCAGCATTCATTCTCTCTCAGATGCGCGTCGATGAAATCATCTTCCGTCATATCTTCATACCGGATCCCGCGCTCCTCGCAGTAATCCTCGTAGCTAAGCTTGTTGTAAAGCCTCTGCATCTCCTTGATCGTTACCGAGCCGAGATAACTGTTCAGCTCGTCATACGGCTTCCTAAGCATTTCGCCAAAAACGGCACGTACAGTTCTCTTCTCTTCCCATGTCAGTATCATACCCATACCTCCTTATTCAAATGGCAGCTCCGGAATGTCTGCCGTATCACCTATGGTTTCCATCAGCTCCTCATCTGTCCGGTCGTCTTCCGGTTCCCAGTAGCGTCCGCCTGGTACCTTGTCCTGCTTCTTCGGTGTAATCTCGTCTATATACTCCGTGAGACTGTAGCTGTGGACGATACTCTGATCATCAAGGACGTGTACTTTATAGGAAGTAAGCTCTTCGGCGCTGGACTGTGCTACCGTAAACTTGCAGAACCGTTCAAGCTGTGCCGTTGATGGTGTGTTCTCACAAAGAACTGGTACGTACCCTGGTCTCTCTTTTACTACGATTCCCGTGATCATTTTCGGTTCTCCTTTCATTTACTCAGCAGCTCTATCAGCTGGTCCTGCAGTTCAATGATTCTTTCATATACGAATGCCGGAACCTTCTCATTCCGTGCTTTGTACTCGGCTACGATATTCTTTCCAAATTCAAGTGCTGTCAGTATTTCTTCCTTGCTCATTTTGGTTTCCTCCGTCATGTTGCTGTCTCTGTGCTATGTCTACATATTAAGTTATTCTAACCTATATGTCAATTATTTTGAATGAAATTTCATTCAAAAATTTATCAAGAAGGTATTGACACTCGCTGTCCATATGGTAATATACACACAACGAAACAAGAACAGCCGTTCGGGAGACGGACCGAACAGCCACACAAAAATAGGAGGAAAGCACAATGGCAGCAACAATCAAAACCCAGAACTTCGGAGTCGAAATCGAGATGAACAACATGAGCAGATCCAGAGCTCAGAAGATCGTAGCAGATGCACTTGGAAGCACACAGACAGGTTACAGCTCTTCATATGATAATCACTATGTCATCGATACGAAAGGCCGCCAGTGGAAATGCGAATCAGACAGCTCCATCAAGAATGTCGGACGCGGTACCTGCGAACTCGTAACTCCGGTTCTTCAGTACGAAGACATTGAGACACTTCAGAAGGTAATCAGAGCCCTCAGAGCTGACGGGGCAAAGACAGACAGCAGCTGCGGAATCCACATCCATGTGGACGGCGCGAACCACACACCAAAGAGCCTCCGCACAATGCTCAAGTTCTTCGTTGGACGGCAGGATCTCATCTATGACGCACTCGACAACAACAGCAGAGCATCCAGCTGGTGCCTGAAGATGCCGGAGAGCCTCCTCAAGGCTCTGAACAACGAGAAGGACCTCAGCAGAAGCAGACTTGAGCAGATCTGGTACAGCAAGGCCAACACAAGCAGATGCGGACAGTACACGGGCGGCATCGACCACAGCCACTACAACGTGACACGTTACCACGGCATGAACCTCCACGCCTTCTTTACGAAGGGAACGGTCGAGTTCAGACTTTTCAACTCCACTCTTCATGCCGGAAAGGTAAAGGCATACATCCAGTTTTGTCTCGCACTCAGCGCATGGGCAATCTCAGCACAGGACAGCCGCGTAACCTTCCGCTCCATGGACGGATACACAGCGGAAAAGAAAGTCAACCTCATGTACCATGTTCTGACGAACAGGCTCGGTCTCTACGGTGATGAGTTCGCAACCTGCAGGCTCCACATGATGACGATCATCAAGAAGAACGCCGGCATCAACCAGAGACACGCAGCTTGATATATCGGAAGGCTGACCTATCGGCCTTATACGGGGGAAAGGATAAGGAATGAAAGCATATGTGGCATATGGATCGAATCTGGATCTCCATCAGATGTACAGGCGTTGCCCTACATCTGAACTCTGGAGGACTGGGTATATAGATGGGTATGAACTAAACTTCAAGAAGATGCCGATGGGACGGGCGGCCTTTGCTACGATCGACAAGAAGAAAGGAGCCAGAGTGCCGGTCGGCGTATTCCGCATCAATCGGTTCGATGAAAAGATGCTCGACTTATATGAGGGATATCCGAGACACTATAGAAAGAAGACGGTCTCTGTGGCTCTGGACGGGGGCGGAAGCATCGAAGCTATGGTTTATATCATGAACCCGTCGGCAAAGCCAGGAACGCCGAGCAGGAGCTATCTCGATACCATCGTGAGAGGATACGAGGACTGCGGACTAGATTACGAAGCACTCGATGAGGCTCTGACCAGATGCCCGCAGGAATAACGGGTAAGCAAAAAGGAGGGGGTGTCCCTCCTTTTTCTGTCTCATTCGTTGCAGCGAATCAAACCGAAGAATCTTCATGCTCTTCCGGTGGAATCCTCCGCTTGTTTGGAACCCAAACCATCAGTTCGCCGGGCTGACAGTCAAGAGCTTCGCAGATCTTGTCAAGCTGCTCAAGGGATACCTTGTCAACAAGCTCGTGGTACAGTTCACCGATGGTGTTCGGGCGGATTCCGGTCACTGTCGCAAGCTCCTTCTGAGTCATGCGGATCTCTCCAAGTTTTCGAGACAGTAAAATCTTTATCATTGCCATTGCTCCTTCCGTTATTTTATAACACGGATACAAAAGCCCTGACATAAAATGTTATTTATTATCGCACAAGCGATATTTATGAATGATATATCATTCACACCAACAAAAAAAGAGGCTCCCTCGAAAGGGAGCCCCGTAGTCATATATTAAAAAGATTTATTATGCACCGATCATGGCCAGAAGCTGTGCATATGTGAACTTGTTCGTTCCAAGGCATGACGCAAGGCCTTCACCGTACGTTCCCGGGAGTTCGACGCCATGCGGATCCTTACCGACAAGCATTGCGCAGATTTCGACAGCTGTCACCATGAACTGATTCTCGCCAAGCTCAACATAGTGGCCGGCCATCACGGCGTCTGTCAACGGTCCGCGCTTACCATCTTCTACGAGGTGCGCAGAGTAGTCCAGGTTGGCGGCGCGCTGGATAACACGGATGGCCTGCTCGCGGCTTTCGGCACCGTAAATACCATCATCAGCAATGCGGTGACCTGTGAAGTTGATGGAGTGCTGCTGTCCGAGCCGGATGATCTTCGACTTGGCTGTCTGGGCAGGCATAGTGTATACCGCCCCGACATAGCGTTTATCATCCCACTCGTTGCGGGGGACATCTTTGAAAGGCTGTGTATGCTCGGCCCATCTCCATGTATCGCCGGTGTCGTACTTCGTGCACAACTTGGTCTTCGGGTCATAGGAAGACTGCCAGAATGCATGGCAGAAGCCTCCGTCTTTATACATGACAACGACAGCCTTGCCCGTCACCTTCTCCGGATCGGCGGCCTTCACCCATCCCATAGACACGAGAGCCTTTTCCAGATTGCTTCCGCACCATCCGCCGTTCGGCTGATGCCTGATTCCGTGCCTGTAGAGGGCAAGGGAAATCAGGCGGTCACAGCTGATGTAACCGTCAGCACACGGCGGATAAACATGGCTGTTGCCATAGAGCCAATCTTTCTCCTTTGCTTCGCTGACAATTTTAAGGATAGTCTTTTCAAGATCATCCATCGTGAAGTTCTCAGTAGAATTGACTCCTGACATCTCTGAGATTCGCTCAGCGATCCTTCCGAGCGTTTTAGGTCCTGCAATACCATCACAGTCCAGACCCTCGTATTTCTGGAATAAGAGCACCTGTTCCTCTGTTTTCGGACCGAAGTCTCCATCTGCAGACAGGCGCTCTTCATACCACAACCCGGCAGCATTCTGCTTGATGTTGTAGTATCCGAGAGTGTCAAGATCATTCTGAAGCTTGATGACGTCAGCTCCGGAAGACCCTTTCCTGAGCGTAACAGTCTGCTTGCCGGCGAGCTGCTCCATGTACTTTTGCACTTCGCTCTTGAAGCGTTCCCATGTCCAGTTGGAACCGAGCCCCTGGTCACGTTTCAGCGGAGATGGACAGTTCTTCGTGGTCACATCACCGTGTCGGAGCAGGTGGTCGATCGGCAGCTTGTAGACCGTCAGGAAGGCCGCGGAAAGCTTTGCAGCCGTGACCTGCGTCTCCTCATGGAAGTACCAGGTCTCGTCATCGTTATTCCTTCCCGATTTCGTGAATGTCGCACATTCAACACCAACCGTGTTGTGGTTCCTCGCGTCCGGGTGAATGTACTTGAATCCCGATGAAGCACCAACGTGCCATATTTTATCCGTGGGAAGGGCAGCCTGTGAGCACCTTCCATCAGGATAGATAAAGTAGTGACCTCCATATCCCCCGCCATAAAGATCGGGGTTAATGCCATTCACTCCAAGGTAATGGACTCCGAAATAATCATGGCTGTTGGAATTATGAGCAGGGACTTCTCCGGAATTTTCTGCCACCCTGTCTATCAGATCAACGCCAAGTGCTGCAAGAGCTTCCCTTACAGATTTGTACATCTTTGCAGGTGTCCCGCCTTTATCCCTGCTCGTAAGATTCCACTTCCTCACAATGGCCATGACGGACGTTGTATATGACGGATCCGTGCAGTATCCACGCGACCGTACCGTCTCGATGAGCGTCTCGGGATCGCTGATGGCCAGCACGTCGCGGTACTTATAGTGACCGCCTTTCTCGTACCTGGCGTCTCTCATGAACTGCACATAGTCGCAGAGTCCGTCCAGATAACTGTCATAAACACGGAAGACATCTGTGATCATTGTTTTTTTACCGCCATACCACTCAGGTGTGACTTTGCTATATGTTTTCCCATGCCAGAACTCGCTCGTCCAGGTGTCGTTCAACAGTTCCTTCTTCATACCGACCACGTTATAGCGACCGATCTGGCTGAGATCTGTCTCCCCGTACCCTGTCTCCTGACAGGTCTGAGCCGTTAAAATCTCAGGCAGATAACCGCCGACGATTTCACACGCCTTGACAGCGAGAGGCCATATCATATCTACCCATTCTTTCTGTGTCATTAATATCCTCCGTTAAAAAAAGGGAGCCTTTCGGCTCCCTCGATGTCCCCGATCGGAGACAAATTATTCTACTTCTTCAGATTCCTTATTCAGCTGTGCGGATGAGTTTATCTTTCCATCATCGAGCAGATCTTTTACTTCCTTGAACCATGCATCACATAAATTCATAAGTGCTTCGTCGGAGATAAAGAACCTGAGCCAGTCAGGTAAAAGCATGCGCGCGTTGTGTACTACATATTTAAGCTTCTGCCGGCCTTCGCTGGAAACATACATGTGCTCGGCTTTCAGCATGTACTGATAGACCTGAGCACGGATTCCTTCAAGGCCTTTCATCTTGGCGTTCTCGTAGATGATATAGACCGTCAGGATAACGAAGATGATGAGAAGCAGGATAAGAACCGGCTCCGGAATGGAGCCTATTGCTGCCCAAAAATCCATAGGGTACCTCCTATTATTTGTTGTTTAAGAAACTGATAATGTCTGACTCCGCCTGTTTGAGGCTCACTACATCGTTGCCATCGATTGCATGTCGGAGTAGGGCGTGCGTTCCAAGGAGGATCACTTTCATCTCCTCCTGCATAGAGCTGATCTGCTCATAATCCCTATTCGATTTCCGCTCAAGTTCCCTGAGACGGTTCTCATGGTCCTCGAGTTTGAGGTTCTGCGCTTCTTCCGGTTTTCTGAAAAAACCAACCGCGCGAGCAATCCAGACGATTGCTGCCCCGATAATGCCGATGCCGCCGCATATAGCCAGAAACATCTGGGCGAGGTCGTTGACTGTGTATAAATTCTGCAATTTAATTCCTCCGCTGGTGTATTAAAAAAGAGATGCGCAAAGCATCTCCGAAGGTTCATCCCGCGATCGATTCATATAATCCTCCATTAAAAAAGGAGCCTCACGGCTCCACGAGCTCACCGAATGCCTCAGTGATAATTTCTTTGATTTTCTGCATGTCGGCCTTGATCTGCTCGGCACTCTCGGAAGACATCCTGTCATCTTTGAGCATGGCAATCGTCCAGGCCTGACGGGTTATCATCCGAGACATTTGGGCGATGCACTCTGCCTGCTTCGCTGTCAGATCGTCATAATAGGACAGAAGTTCAAGCAGTTCGCCGTTCGTTTTATCCATAAGTGCTCCTTCCATTAAAATATCCGATACCGAGGCTTCTCTTCACCGAAGAACCAGTATCGGACATAATCATCAAGTATTATAGCGACTCCTCCCAAGAGGAACCAAAGCGCCGTGAATTGCGGGCATATCTGGCCAAACAAATTGAACGGGAGATTACTGTAATCCCACACGCCAAGACCGAGATACAAATTGAGAATTATACCGCTTAAAAGCTCTATCCACGTAATCGTGACACAGCATATGAGCATCTGCGTAGTGAGCGGCAGCTCCCAGGTGAATTTTTCGTTGAGCAGTCCGCACAGGATGAACGCAATCCCCCCGACGAAGAACATACTCCAGTGAGACCTTCCGCGAAAGATATGCTCCAACATGCAGTACACAATTCCACCCACGCACATCAAGAACACATATTTCAGCAGATTCTTCATCCGACAGCCTCCTGATACAGGACCTTCAAAACGTCACTCTGGTACTGCTCCGGGATGGTATCACCATACGTTATAGCCGAGATTGTCGACGCCTTGCGGAGCGCCTTTATCCACTGGAATGCAGAGTTCGTGTATGTTGTGTGGAACGTCTTGAAAGTCATCGCCGCATTGATGATCAACCCTGCATCTGCAGCTGAGTAGAACCGGCACGGCTCCCCGTCAGAATGATACTCTACCTGCTCCATTCCGGCTGCGAGCTGTGCCTGTTTGCCGAAAAGGTTCAGCTGATCCTCATCGGTCATCGAGAAATGTTTCAAAGAACCGTCAGACAAGAGGACGTCAACGCCACCAAAGATTGTCGCATTGCAGATCTGAGAGATCTCCGCACGTTTTGCTGCGCGAACCGCTTCTATCTGCAGATAATCTGCATTGATTCCTTCCTTTTTGTCGGACAGCTGTGAGAACCAGAACGCAACATCGTTCCGGATCTCTTTCTCCGATACAACATCAGCCGTGACTACTGCATAGATCTCATCAGCCTCATAGAATGTGGATTCCGTACCATCCGAATCAGTCACTACTCCCCCTGTCTGATTCTGACGGAGCCAGACCTGTGCACTCCCGTCGGCCTGCACCATATAAAGCAGATCATCCAGCGGATTCACACTATTAACTTTATGCATAAGCTATCCTCCATAACTTATAATATTTGTTTTGTTCATAGCCTTTACCCTTCTCGTAGTCGCTGACTATCCTCCGTGCCACTCTCAACAGCCCATCAACATACCTCCTGCGTATCTGATAGCTGTTACTATTTACGAAGCTGCCATACTGTGCCGTCACACCTCTGGCCAGCTTTACTGAAACATTGTCCCCTTTCCTTACTTTACGGCTGAGCCTTGCCAACTTCCGACGCGAACGAAGGAAGATGGAATCACGTATTGTTACCCAGACCTTCTTGTGCCGTTTCCTCTCTCCCGGATACTGCTTCTCACTAACAGCTCCTCCATGAAAGACAACACCCATGAAGTCCAGATCCCTTCCTCTCCTCTTTCCGTTACGGTCTACGTATGCTGTCCGAAACACCGACCAACTGTCCTTTATCCTGACACCGAGCTCTTTTCGGCAGAATTCAATGATCAACCTGACAGCGGTATGAATATCCTTCTTGTTCGGCCCATAGATGAGAATGTCATCCATGTAAATCAGGATATGGGAAATGAGGCGCACACGCTTCGTCTTCCCTCTCCTGGTCGATACCTTCGCCAGCTGCTCGGATGCATAATGGTAGACGGAGGACAGGTAGTAATTGCAGAGATCCTTGCTCGCAGGCGAGCCAATAAGAATCCCGTGATCCGACGGATAAAGTGAATTCTCATCAGGAAATTCTTCGTACAGACCGAAAATGGTGTGGATAAGATATACCATGTCGTTGTTCTTATGAATATCCCTGTCGAGCATGCTGAGTATCTTGGAATGGGGGATGGACGGATAACATTTCGTTATATCCATCTGTCCCCCGAATTTCGTACCTTCAACATCTCCGGAGATCCACTTCTTTACCGCCTTTACACCATAGCTCTGCCCTTTGCCCTTTATGGACGCTACCTGATATGTGCCGACCTTCGCTTCGAAAAGCGGTTCCGCAGCATACCGGAACAAATTCTCGTATATCTTCAGCATGGCACACTCAATGCCAAGCGTCCGTTTCTTCCCGGATCCGGAATCGTTAATCGGAGCATACCTTATGACCTTCTGGCCAACAAGGTTCTCCATGATATGTTCCCGGACACACCTTCTTGCAATTGCATCAGAGACCTCGAAAGCTATGAGCTGTGCCGTCTCTTCAAGAAAAGGGTCTCTTGGCTTCAGATGCTCTTTGACGTATCGGTTTGATCTTCCTGAGAACTTTCTAAAAATTCTTCTGGACCAGGCTTTCTCACATTTGTTCCTGTCCATGAAGTCCAGTATAGAATCGACGATGAATCCGATGTCCCGTATATTCACATTTTTACAGTGCGTTTTCATGATTCACCTTTCTTTCTGTATTCAAGGCCTTTCGGTTTTACTACTAAGCCCCACCCATGCCCACTTCCGTCATGAGGCCGGCCGCCGGTTGCCCATTGTCCGGTGCTGGTTCAGCAATTTTGAGCTCTGCTCAAGCCCTTTCGGGATGGAGTCATGCTCCACGAAACATGACGCTCTGAAACAGAAATACGGGCGGCGATGTTCCAGTTCGCGTTCGACAGAGCGTTGTTCACGTTGACATAGAAGCGGCCCGCGTTAGCAGCGTTGTTCAGGTTGCCGCCGACAAGAACCAGCCCGTCGCGTCATGAGTCCTTATTATTAAGAAGATATCCGATTTTTCAGTTGCATTTTCGTCCCGCTTCGCGGGAATTAAGAGGGGGAAGACCCCCT